GATGAGAAGGCGCAGGTCTTGCCGTTCTTCCACGTCCAGTTCAAGGACGGCCCCGACAGCATCGTGCCCGCGCCGTTCGAAGACGAGCGCACCAAGTCGATGTTCATCGCCGCGATCAAGGCGACGCTCAAGCTTCACCGCCCGAGCGTCGTCAACTACGCCTTCGTCAGCGAGTGCTGGATGCTCCGGCAGGATCACCCCCCGCGCAACAGCGATCTCCTGCCAAGCCAGAGCGAGCGGCGCATCGAATGCCTCGTCGTCAGCGCGGGCGACCACCAGGGCGGGAAGATAAAAATGTGGGAGATCGTCCGCGACGACAAAGGCCGACCGAGCGATCTCGTCGAGAACGAGGAAGACTACGATAATTTCGAGGGCCGCCTCGCGAACCTGCTCAACGATGACTGAGTTCGACGCCAGCGCGATCCGGCCGATGATCCTGCAGCGCAAGGGCGATGTGCGCGCCATCGCCGACGACCTGTGCGTCGACAGCGAAGACCTGCGCTCGTTCATCATGAATACACCCGTGCTCAGGCGCGCCCTCGACGAGGTGATCGCGCGCGGCGTCGATCAATCGCTCGGCGTCATGTTCAAGGGCCTCGACGACGAGGACCACTATTCGAACCAGCTCGCCGCCGCGAAAGAGTTCCTCAAAACTCGCGCCGCAGCCCGGCGCGGCTTCCACCACACGGGCGACATGGAGCTGCGCGTCGGGCCGGGCCAGAAGGGCGGCGCGCTGACGCTCACATGGCTCCCGCCGGAGGCCTCCGGACCGCCGCTGATCGAAGGCGCCGTCAACATCGACGAGGACAACTCATGAGTGAGATCGCGCTTGTCGTCATGCGCCTCAAGGACATGTGGAAGATGCACCCCGATCAGGTCGAAGCGACCTGCTCGAAATGCGACGCGGGGGTCGGCGTCTACCCATCGGGCCAGCGCGTGCTGCAAGCAAACCCGCAAGCCAAGATCATCTGCGCGCCCTGCGCCAAGCCCAAGACCGGCGACGAGCGCCGCCCCGCCGGGTCGTGGGACGAGATCAAGCGCGAGATCGCCGAGAGCTACCGGAGGAGCTGATGCCCGTCTCACTGCCCGACATGCCCAAGCGCATCGCCCGCCTGCCCAAGGACGAGCGCGGCTACCCGGCGCCGCGCTTCGTCGAGTGGCTGAAGGATGGACGCCGAGCGCGCCCGACCGAGCAGGACGCCAAACCAGACTTCCGCTACGCCAGCGCCGAGTTCCGCGCGAGCGCGTTCAAGCATGGCTATTGCTGGGTGTGCGGCGAGCAGCTCGGCGTCCACAAGGTCTACGCCATCGGCCCGATGTGCGTCGTCAACCGCGTCACCCAGGAGCCCGCCTGCCACCGCGAATGCGCCGAGTTCTCGGTCAAGGCGTGCCCCTTCCTGCTCCGGCCGCGCATGCGCCGCATCCCGCTCAAGGACGGCGATCCGCGCCACACCGTCGGCATGATGATCGAGCGCAATCCTGGCTGCACCTGCCTCTACGAAACCAACGACGCGAAGGCCTTCGCAGCCAACGGCGGCTGGCTGATCAAGCTCGGCAAGCCCACCCGCGTCGATTGGTGGTGCGAGGGCCGCGCCGCGACGCGGGCCGAGATCAAGGACAGCATCGACAGCGGCTTCCCGATCCTGCTCGACGTGGCGATGCAGGAGGGCCAGGAGGCGGTCGACGAGCTGCATCGCCTCGCTCATGAGGCGATGCAGCTCCTGCCTGTTGGCCCCGCGCCATGCGTTTCGCCTGTCATACCAAGATGTTAGACCAGAGGCCTCCAAGGAGGCTTCCCCATGGCACGCGCACAAATTGCATTGATCATCCCGCTCGGCGACGCTCCCCCCGGCCTCGGCCACCATCCGGATCAGGGTCTGCCCGGCGGCGGCTCCGGCGGCTCGCCCGAGCATCCGATCTATCATCCCGGCCACCCCGATCACGGCCTCCCCGCCTATCCTGACCAGGGCCTGCCCGACACCGGCGGCGACGAGTACCCTGACCAGGGCCTGCCCGGCCGCCCTCCGCGCCCCGGCAATAGGCCTCCAGGCTCCGGCAGGCCTCCCCGCCCCACCCATCCCATCAGCCGCCCTGGCCGCCCTGTCGACCCCGGCTACGGCGTCGGCGAGGAGCATCCCGACCAGGGCCTGCCGCCCGAGCTGGGCATTGACGACATCGGCCCGGCGCATCCCTGGGTCCCGCCGAGCGGCGAGGAGCTGCCCCCGCCGCCCCAGGACATCGCCGATCAGATCGTCGTCGCCGTCTGGCGGCCTGAGGCCCAGGAGTGGAAGGTCGTCGTCGCCGAGGGGCCGCATCCCGCTCCGCACGATTGACCTTCGCCAACGACAATTCCAGCGGCGCCGATGACGCGCCGCTGGTCATCCCCTATCGGCCGCGCAAGCATTTCCTCGCCCTGCACGCCTCGCAGAAGCGCTGGATTTTCGCGTGCTGCCACCGCCGCGCTGGCAAGACGGTCGCCATCGCCAACCATCTGGTGCGCGCCGCCTACCTCAACCCCAGGCAATGGCCGCCGCCGCGCTACGGCTACGTCGGCCCCTCGTTCGAGCAGGCCAAGGACCTCGTCTGGGCCTACCTGAAGCAATACACCGCCCCGATCGAGGGCGTGCGCTTCCTCGAAGGCGAACTGGCGATCGTGATGCCGCACAACGGCGCGATCATTAAGCTCTACGGCGGCAGCGCCGCCTACGAGCGCATGCGCGGCATGTATTTCGACGGCATCGCCCTCGACGAATACCCGCTGCTGCAAAAGACTGTGTTTTCGACCGTCGTCCGCCCGGCGCTCGCCGACTATGGCGGCTGGGCGATCGTGTCAGGCACCTCGAACGGCGATGATCACTTCAACACGCTGCGCCTGCGCGCCGAGGCCGACCCCGACCGGTGGGACGTGTTCATCATCCCGTTGAGCGAGACGGGCGAGGACGCGCTGTCCTACGGCGAGGCCAAAGAACTCACCCAGGACATGAGCCCCGACGAGTACGCGCGCGAGATGGAATGCTCGTTCGACGCGCCGGTCGAGGGCGCCTACTTCGCCGACCAGCTCAACGCCATGGCCCTGCAAGGCCGCGTCTGCGCGGTGCCGGTCGACCTCGCCGCGCCGGTCATCACCTCATGGGACCTCGGCGTGCATGATTATTGCTCGATCTGGTGGTGGCAGATGGTCGGCCGCGAGGTCCACTTCATCGACTACGAGATGGGCGTCGGCAAAGGGTTCGAGCATTGGACCAAGGTGGTGCGCGACAAGAAGGTCGCGGGCGGCTTCCACTATCGCTGCCACCTCCTGCCGCACGATGTCGAGGCGCGCGAAATCTCGTCGGCCAGGAGCCGCCGCGCCACGCTCTCGGAATTGATCCCGAGCGACGAGCCGATCATCCCGGTGCCGCGCATCCGCTCGAAAGAGGACGGCATCCACGCCTCGCGCGCCATGCTCGGCACGGCCTATTTCGACGCCGCCAAATGCAAGACCGGCCTCGCCATGCTGCGCGGCTACCACAAGAGCGCGATGGGCCAGCCGGTGCACGGGCCAGGGCCGCACTCACACGGCGCCGACGCCTTCCAGACCGCCGCCGTCGGCTTCCACCTCGTGAGCGGCCTGTCGGCCTCGATGCTCCGGCGCGGCGCCATGCGGCGCAAGATCAGGGGCCTCGTATGAATTGGTGGAACGGAACCACCGAGGAGATCGACGAGCATTTCCGCCAACAGTGGCTGCGCGAAGATCAAATGCTGGCCTTCCACGATCAGGTCGGCGGCCAGATGACCAAGAAGGCGCTGGCCGCGAAGTTCAACCTGAAACCAACCCGCGTCAGCCTCTTGATCCGCCGCCGTGACGATGCGCGCGAACGCGCGAGCATGCTCGCCAAGATTGAGCGGCTTGAGGAGCTAAGGGCCAAATCCAGCACCTTCACCTCAATCGCCGAGAGATTGTGGATGGACCTGGGGTGGCTGGCTATGGAGCTGGAGAAGCGAGCCACCACTTCGGCTTGAGCCAGTAGGAGCCCTTCGACCGCTCGCTCTTGAGCCACGCGATCATCGGAGGCATGACAGGACCCACAAAATCAGGGTAAGGTCGCGCATCGGTCGGCTCCGAGGGACCAGCTCTCCGCTGGGTTTTCTTCCTCGGAGTGGGTTGGCCCATGGCCATCGATCGCCTCTTCACTTTCAAAGACGACACGCCGAACTCCTACGATCCCGGCGATCCCGAAACCTACAAGCAATTCATCCACGCGATGATCACCGACAGCCGCGACTACGAGAACAGCGTGCTGGCGCCGAAACGCGACGAAGCCCAGAAATACTACTACGGCATGCTACCGTCGCTGACCGCCTCAGGCTACAGCGACACGCTGATCGTCGAAGACCCGAACTCGACGTTCGAGGAGATGCTCGGCCCCTCCGAAGGCCCATCGAAAAGCTCGTTCGTCTCGACCGACGTGCGCGACGCCATCCTGATGATGCTGCCGAGCTTGGTTCGCATCTTCGCGGCCAGCGAGAACGTGGTCAGCCTCGTGCCGCGCTCCGAGCCCGACGCCACGATGGCCGAGCAGGCGACCAACTACGTCAACTATGTTTTCTGGCAGGACAATCCCGGCTTCCTCACGCTCTACGGCTGCTTCAAGGACGCGCTCACCGTCAAGACCGGCTACATCAAATGGTGGACCGACAACACCAAGGAAGTGAAGCGCAAGCAGTTCGTCAACATCACGATGGAGCAGCTCCAGATGCTGCTGTCCGAGGACCCGACCGCCAAGGTTGTGCCTGGTTCTTTGCAGCAGAACGAGACCGGCGGGCTCGATGTCACCGTCGAGGGCACGGTCAATAAGCCCATCACGCGCGTCGAGGGCGTCCCGCCCGAAGAGATGCGCCTCGACCGCTACGCCCGCACCTTCGCCAAGTCCCGCCTCGTCGGTCACGAGCGCATCGTGTCGATCGATGAGCTGACCGCCATGGGCTACCCGCGCGATCTCGCCGCG